ATCCCTCCCATGCCCGATGTGGACCAGTACGCTTACCGATGGGTCCGGTTTCGAAATGGGGATCAGGACGATTTCAACAACATTTCTCAGCGCATGCGAGAAGGGTGGGCATTCGTGCCGCTGGAAGAAGTTCCCGCCGGTTACGTTTTCCCCGGTCTCGAAAGCAAGATTTCTGCACTGGCAGGCGCCGCTATCAATGGCGACCTTGTTCTGGCGAAGTTGCCGCGACGTAAGGCGGAAGCCATCCAAAAGTGGGCCGAGGACCGGGCCATTCAAGCGGAGCAGGCTTTCGATATGAAGACGGTGAGCTACGAAGACAGCACGGGCCGAGCGCAGCGTTTTGCCAATGAAGGTTCCAAACGCTTTTCCCGAGGGCGACGTCCCTCATTCGGATAACATACAAAGGAGGATAAGGTGCCCGCTTCTTTCGCACCCTTCGGACTCCGCGCCGTGGCTGCCCTTGGCACGCATGGTAACGAAGTCCGCGCTTATCCGCTTCCCAACGGCTCGGCCTGCCCTGACCTCGGTAAGGGCTCTCCGGTCAAGCTGTCGGGCGGCGTGATTACTTCGGCTGGCGCCAGCGGTGACGGCCCCCTGCTGGGCGTTGCTGCCGGCTTTGCGTGGATCGACCCGACCACGAAGCAGCCGCAGCTTCGCAACTCGATCCCGGCGGATACGTCTTCGGCTGGCCTGTACGACGGTTCCGACCGTCCGACGGCCTACATCGTGGACAACCCGTTCGCGCTGTTCCTGATCCAGGCTGATGCCTCCGTTACGGCGGGCGACCTTGGTCTGAACTTCGATGTGACGGCGTCTGGCGGCGATGTCAACTCGGTGTACGGCACGTCGCAGTACACTCTGGACGCTTCCACCCGCACCTCCGCCATCAACACGGCGGTGAAGCTTGTGGGTCTGGCCAACATTCCCGACAACAACTGGGGCGATCCGTTCCCGGTGCTGGTCGTGAAGCTGAACGGCCCGATCCTCCAGCAGGTCTCGGCGGCCTAATAGGGGGATATAGACAATGACTATTTTGACTCGCGCTCAATTTGCGAAGCAGCTTGTTCCGGGCCTCAATGCCATCTTCGGCACGGCCTACAAGAGCATCGACAATGAGCATACTCCGCTGTTCGACGTCGAGCGTTCTGACCGCTCGTTCGAAGAAGAAGTGCTGATGACGGGCTTCGGTACGGCCCCGGTCAAGTCTGAAGGCGATCAGGTGTTCTTCGACACCGCGTCTGAAGCTTGGACGAGCCGCTACACCCACGAGACCGTTGCGATGGCGTTCGCCATCACCGAAGAGGCTATCGAGGACAACCTCTATGGCACGACCGGTAAGATGAAGGCGAATGCCATGGGCCGCGCGATGGCGAATGCCAAGCAGGTCAAGGCTGCCAACGTCTACAACAACGGCTTCTCCGCTAGCTCGCTCTACGCTGGTGGTGACGGTCAGCCGCTGTTCTCGACTGCGCACCCGACCCTCGCGGCCGGCACTCAGTCCAACCGCGTTAGCTCGGACCTGTCCGAGACCGCCCTTGAGTCCGCGCTGATCACGATCTCGCTGACCAAGGACGACCGTGGCCTGCTGATCGGCGCTCGCGCCGTGAGCCTGCACATTCCTCCGCAGCTTCAGTTCGTTGCTCACCGCATTCTGTTCTCGGACCTCCGAGTCGGCACGGCGGACAACGACACGAACGCCATGAAGGACATGGGCCTGTTCTCGAAGGGCTACACCGTCAACCATCGGTTCACGGACCCGAACGCTTGGTTCATTCGGACGGACGTTCCGAACGGCACCAAGATGTTCGTCCGCGCGCCGCTGGCTACGAAGGACGATGTGGACTTCCTGACCGGCAACATGCGCTACAAGGCCCGCGAGCGTTATAGCTTCGGCTGGTCCGACTGGCGTCAGTGGTTCGGTTCGTCTGGTTCCACCTAACGGATTGGGGGCGAAAGCCCCCTTTCCTCCATTCCAAAGGAGAATCAGATGACTAGCTTTAGCTTCCCACTCAACGTCCGCAACCATGAGCCACCGGGTCCCGAGCCCGTCAACCTTGTGGAAGCGCGCGTTCCGGGCCGTTACTCGGTTGTGGTGAACACGGCGAAGACTGGCACGGCGGCTGCCGCCACCACCATCCCGCTGTTCGTTGCTCCCGCCGGTTCCACTTTCTACGAGTGTGTTCTCGACATTACGACGCCCTTCAACAACGATACGACGAATATCCGCGTGGGTATTCCGACCTCGACGGGCATCCTGTACGCTGCGACCACTGCTAACACTGCCGGTCGCCGCGCTTAC